ACGCTATCAGGAAGGCCGTTTTTTGTAGTCACTTCTCAAAAACCAAAGTGACTACAAGTGACTACGCTCCGACCCTACCAAAACCAAGCCATTGACCAAATGCGGACAAGTATCGCAGAGGGCAAGAAACACATCATCCTTTGCGCTCCAACGGGAAGCGGCAAGACCGTTATGTTCACCTTCATGGTGGCATCGGCCCTCCAGCGGGGGAAACGGTGCATCATCTTCACCGATCGGGTTGAACTGCTGAAACAATCCAACGGTGCGCTGGATCAGTTCGGCATCGTGCCGACCCTCATTGAAGCGGGCAAGCCCCGACTGGATGTTTCGGGGAACTGTTTCATTGCCATGGCGCAGACCTACGCCCGACGCAAAAACAAGGCTGACTATGCCGACCTCATGGCGGGAATGGACCTAGTGATCATCGACGAGGCTCACAAGCAGACCTTCAACCCGCTACTTGCAAGCATCCCCGCCAAGGCAGTGGTCATCGGAGCCACCGCAACACCGCTGCGTCGTGGGAACCAAGAGTGCCTCTCGAAGTTCTACCAAGCACTCCACAACCCTGTGCAGGTCGGTGAACTGATACGCCAAGGGTTCCTTGCCAGTCCCGTCACCTACGGGACAAACTTGGACTTGTCGGGAATCGGGATGCGGGGCGATGACTACGACACCCAGCAGATGGCAACGGTCTATTCCAAGCGCAGGGTGTTTGACGGCGTTGTCAAAAACTACGGTAGGCATTGCAGGGGCAAGAAGGCGATCCTGTTTGCCAGCAACATCGCATCAAGCAAGGAGGTCTGCGCCGCATTGCAGAACGCAGGCCACAACGCCCGCCATGTCGATGGCACCATGGGCAAGCAGGAACGGGCCGATATATTGGAATGGTTCAAGCATACCCCCGACGCTATCCTTTGCAACTGCGATTTAATGACCACGGGATTTGACGAGCCAACCATCGAGGTGGTAATCCTATACCGTGCGACCGCAAGCCTGCCGCTATTCATGCAGATGGTGGGCCGTGGTTCCAGGGTGACCCCAACCAAGCGGGAGTTCACGATTCTTGACTTCGGCAACAATGTGAACCACCACGGGTTTTGGGAAGCCAACCGTGATTGGTCCCTCAAAAAGAAACGCAAGAAGAAATCCGATGGCGTTGGCGGGGCGAAGAACTGCAAGGGCTGCGAGGCGATTATCCCAGTGGGGGCAATGAAGTGCAAGCATTGCGGCTACGAGTACCAGCGCAAGCCCCAAGAGCAGGGCGAAATGGTGGACCTGCACCTGATGACCAAGGCGCAGGGCATGCAGTTGGCCACGACCAGCAGCATGTACCAAAAGGCACAACTGGCCAAGGCCAAAGTAATTTCGCCTTATTGGGTGTTGCACAACCAATGCAAGAGCAAAGCCGAAGCCTTGGAGTTCATCCGCTACATGGGTTGGAAGCCAGGCTGGGCCTTCCACAACAAAGACCGTTTCCCAATCCTCAAATAACTTACCCATGCAAGAGTTCAAGATTCAAGCCGAGTGCTTCCAATGGCACTGGAACAATTTCCCCGACCAGCGGGGCCGATTGTTCACCGTCAACAACAACGCCCCGTCTGCGTATGCTGGTAGCGTGATGAAGGCCATGGGCGTGGTTGCGGGGGTGAGCGACATGATATACCTATCTGCCGCTGGGGCCGTGTTCTTGGAGTTCAAAGACCCCAAGGGCAAGCAGTCCCTCTCGCAGAAATGGTGGCAGGGGGTCGTTCAGGAGGCGGGGTACAGGTACGAGATAATCCGAAGCGTGGAAGATTTCCAACGGGTGTTGGCTGAATGTGGGTAGGTTGTGTATATCTTTGACCTACTAAACCAAACAGTATGAAAACATTGTCCTATTCAGTAAGCATTGAATGCTCCACCTTTAACCGCCAGCATCTTGTTTTGACTTGCATGAACTTTGAGCATGGCGTAACCGTTGCCGAACAAACCGCATCCCGCCTTGGTCTTATGGGCCGTGTCTATGTCACGGGGTCTTGCGGTAAGTCAACTTGGTTTTGGCCTCGTTAACCATGCACCGCATACTGCTCCTTCTGCTCCTGACCGCCTGCACCAACAACCGCCCTTGGAAGGTTATTGAGGTACGGACGAAGGGGAATGCCTGCGAGTATGTGTTGAGCAGGTCCAACGGATTCGGGCCGCAGGTAAAAATCAAGACCGATACTTGCGGGAAGTACACATTATTCCAAACCGTAAACGCAAAATGAAAACATTTAACACATTGCCAAAGATTATTGAGCAACTTGAAAAGCCAAATTATCAAACAGAAGATGGACTTCATAATTTGGCAAATAATGCAGCCTTTTTTCAACTAAAAGAATTAGGATTGCCAAATATAAATGAGGTTATTGATGACCTTAAAAGTATGTCAAATAATTATTTGGTATGCAACCAAAGTTACATTATTCCAAAAAGCGTTCTTGACATGTACATTGAACATTTAGAGGGTCGGCAAAATGTCCTATAACTCGTTTATTTGTCCAGTTTTCCTTCCCCACCCCCAACCCCTAACCCATGAAACCAACCCCCACCGATTTCCGCCGCTGGCAAATCCACATCCGCAAGGAGTGCGTTAACTGCGACCGCCCCGACCGCTCCGAAACAATTTCTCCGTGGAGAGTGAACTGGACCCTGCTCGGAAGAATCCTTCAAGCCAAAAACGCCTAAGCCATGCCCTGGATAAGACCCCAAGACCAAATGCCCAAAGATGGCGAACCCGTGCTGATTACTGATGTTTTAGGACGGCAAATCGTCGCTTGGTGGAGACCAACGCACGATATGTGGTACTCCGAGAACTATTCTTGGTTTCCCCGTGAAGTCAACTATTGGATGCCTATTCCCGAAATTGTATAAGCCATGCAGACCAAATTAGAACGCTATGCCGCCAAATATGGTGAGGCATTTATGAACGACCTACCCGATATCATTCGGACCTACTGCCTTGCAAACGACATGCGAGTTCCAACCAAGAAGCGACCAAGCAACCTGCACATTATTCGGGTGATTGCCGAGGCAACCAGCGAAGTCCTTGGGATTCCGATTGAGAATATTTATTCCAAAAGCAGGCTTCGGCCGTTGGTAATCGCAAGGAGCATCATTGCAGACATCGCCTACTCCGAGTTCTTATTCACCTACAAGAACATCGCCATAGAACTGAATCGGGACCATGCGACCATCATCCATAACCTTGTCACCCATGTGCAGGATTCCCGCTCTACACCTCAACTCAAATTCCTTCGTACACAAGTTTTGCACATAACAAGGCAGAATTTGCAAACAAGTAATCACCCCTACACCTCTGACTAAGTGCGACTTAGGTCGTCGGTGAGCCTACGATAATCGGCAAATCCGTGAGATTCGGACAGGGTCAGCCTAACCGCTGACCTCTTTTTTTTTGCATACCTTTGTGCATGCAGTCAGCAGAACACACGATACTGGACCTCTACCGCACGGGCGAAATCCGAAAAGCTTGCCTTACCATCACAGGAGGCAACCCGCTTTGGCGTGACTTGGAACAGGAGTGCGTCCTTATCCTGCTGGAAAAAGACCCCGCCAAAATCCTGCAAATCCAATCGCAGGGCTATTTCAAGTTCTATGTGGTGCGGTTGCTGCTGAACCTCTACCGAGGCAAGAACAACCAGTTCGCCCAAAAGTACCGCCACCACGATTTGCTTGAAGAACTGGACCCCGATTCCCCTATTCCCCAGTCCGAGTACGATTCCCTTATGGATGACCTGTGGGCCATCGCCGAGGCAGAGATGGACACATGGGCCAAGGACGGGGCGTTTCCCTATGACAAGGAGTTACTGCGCCTCCACCTACGGACGGGGAACATGAAGAAACTATCTCGTGACACGGGCATCCCGTACCGCTCAATAATCTATTCCATCGACCAAGCCAAGGCCAAAATCAAGGCTGCAATCCAAAACCATGGACACGCTGATATTTCCCCTATTGATTAGTTCGCTGACCGCCCTTGCCATTGCCGAGTACCATGTCCTCCCCCAATGGTGGTACAGGACTTGGCTGGGAAGGCACAAGCCGTTCTCCTGCGTCACCTGCCTAACCTTTTGGGTGGCGGTGGCCCTGACGCTGCCCACCTGCGGATGGGTCCTCGCTCCCGTTTACGGCCTCGCCTCTGCGGGGCTTACGGTTGTCATCCTCCAAGTAACGAACCGATGACGCACCAACTGCACCACGGCGATTGCCTTGAAGTGTTGCGGTCCATGCCCGATTGCAGCGTGGATTCAATCGTTACCGACCCGCCCTATGGGTTGTCATTCATGGGCAAGAAATGGGACTACGATGTACCGAGCGTTGATGTTTGGGTGGAGTGCCTTCGGGTCTTGAAACCTGGGGGGCATCTGCTGGCCTTTGCGGGGACGAGGACGCAGCACCGCATGGCGGTAAGGATTGAGGATGCAGGCTTTGAGATTCGGGATATGATTGCGTGGGTGTACGGGTCGGGGTTCCCGAAGTCGCTGGATGTGAGCAAGGCGATTGATAAGGCGGCAGGAGCGGAGCGGGAGGTTGTTGGCGAAACACGCAAAGGTGCGCAATCAGAATCAACAGGCCGCTATGGCGCTTGGGGCGATGGCATAACACCAACCGCCCCCTCCACCGATGCCGCAAAGCAATGGCAAGGCTGGGGGACTGCCCTCAAGCCTGCGTTGGAGCCGATAACCGTGGCCCGCAAGCCGCTGGTTGGAACGGTGGCCGAGAATGTCCTGCAACACGGGACGGGGGCGATTAATGTGGATGGGGGAAGGGTGGGGAAACGGGAGAAAGAACAGTTTATTGGAGCAAAAAGCGGAACGGTAAATTCTTACGGGAATTACTTTTATGAAAAATCAGGAACACCCCTTCCAGAAGGCCGCTGGCCCGCCAACTTCATACACGATGGAAGCGAGGAAGCCACCGACCTGCTCAAAGATTCGGCACGCTTCTTCTACTGCGCCAAGGCGAGCAAAGCGGATAGGGGCGAAAATCACCACCCCACCGTCAAGCCTACCGACCTCATGCGCTACCTCTGCCGCCTCGTAACCCCGCCAAACGGAATCGTCCTTGACCCCTTCAACGGGTCAGGCTCCACGGGATGCGCTGCGGTCTTGGAGGGCTTCCAATACATCGGGATTGAACGGGAGGCGGAGTACATCGCTATATCCGAGAAACGCATTCAGGCACGCTCTAAACAAGTGCAGGAGCAACCCAAGCAACTGACCCTACTATGACACAAGCGGAATACCTCACGGCTCAAAAACACCGCCACTATTGGGACCAGTACCAAGCCGCCCTGTTTATGCGGTTGTCCCCCGAAGCGGTCCACGACTTGCAAACCATCCTCGTGGCCCACGGACGACCGAACACGAATTGGTGGTGCGCTGACTGCGTAAAATCGGCCCTATCCTACATTTACCAAGAGGCGGACCAATTCGCCGAAGCCAACCACCACACCGTTACCCATGCCCTCAACCAAAGCCCCCAACGATGAGGCCCAAGTCCAAGCCCGCATGGATTCGCTGATGATGGTCATCACGACCCTCTGCGACTGCATTGGTGCGGTGGAGGAATCCAACTCGCCCAACGCCTTTGCGGTCAAGATGAAAATCGTGGACAAGATTGACGAACTGATTGACAAAATAGAGTATTGATGGCAGGCCGTCCCCCAATATGGAATACCCCCGAAGAACTATGGGAGGCGTTTGAAAAGTACAGGGCCGAGAACAAGGCCAACCCGTACCGAGTGCAGGACTATGTCGGCAAGGATGGGGTCATGGTTTACAGGGACAAGGAGCGGCCTATCACTTTTCGAGGCTTTGAGGGATGGCTTGCGGAGAACGGGGTCTGCTTTGACCTTTCGGACTATAGGAAGGGCACATCGGAGATGCACAAAGAATTTTCCCCAATCATTACACGCATACGGGCCACCTGCGACAAGGATATGCTGGAGGGTGCAAGTTCGGGTGTTTACTCGGCCAACATCGCCTCCCGCCTTCTTGGCTTGGTGGACAAGCAGGAGAACACCGTCACCATCGAGCAGCCGCTTTTTGGCGATGGACTTTAAGTACACCACGGCCATCCGCAAGATTCGGGCGATGACCGCTCGGAAGAAGGTGATACAAGGCGGGACAAGTGCGAGCAAAACATTCGGCATCCTTGCGGTCCTCATTGACCACGCCGCTCGGTTTCCTAAGTCGGAAATATCGGTCGTCAGCGAATCCGTGCCTCACCTTCGCAGGGGGGCCATCAAAGATTTCGCCAAGATTATGCAATGGACGCATCGGTGGGTTCCCGACCGCTGGAACAAGACGCTCCTGCAGTACAACTTCGCCAACGGATCCACTATAGAATTTTTCTCCGCTGATTCGGAGGCACGGCTCCGTGGGGCAAGGAGGCAGATACTCTACATCAACGAGGCCAACAACATCGACTTCGATTCGTATTACCAACTCGCCATCCGTACAAGTCAGGAGATTTACATCGACTTTAACCCGACCCACGAATTTTGGGCGCATACCGAGGTCTTGCCCGAAACGGATGCAGAGTTCCTCATCCTCACATACCAAGACAACGAAGCCCTTCCCGATACTATTCGGAATGACATCGAACTGAACCGCACCAAAGCGGAGCATTCGGCATATTGGGCGAACTGGTGGAAGGTGTACGGGTTGGGCCAAGTCGGGACGCTACAGGGTGCGATATACGGGGACTACACGGTTGTCGAGGGTATAGACCCATCCAC